TGTTCGTTTTAGATACGGACTACCAGAAAAAATAGGTGGTTGGGAAAAAGTAACAAGTGATGCACTTGTTGGTGCAACAAGAGCAATCTTATCTTATTCTGATTTAAATGGTGTCAAGTACATCATCTATGGCACAAATAAAAAATTATACGCTTACTCTGAAGGTAGCTATGCTGACATAACACCAACTCGTTCTACTGGTACGGGTAACATTACACAGTTTGAAACAACAAACGGATCGTCTACCGTCATAGTGACTGATTCTAGTCATGGTGCTTTGATCGGTGATTTTGTTACTATTGCTAGTGTGAGTGGCGCTGTTGGTGGTATATCTGCCGCTAACCTACAAGGCGAGTTTGAAATACTAACAGTTCCAAACGCAAACACTTACACGATAGAAGCAAAGGCGGCGGCTAGTTCTGATGCAACTGGAGCCACAGCTAATGCTACATATCAAGTCAATACTGGCGCGGCCGTATCTTTATTTGGTTATGGTTGGGGTGCAGGTACATGGAGCACATCAACATGGAACACTTCTCGTGAAGGTCTAACGGGTGCAGACAAGCCATTGCTAGAATCAGCAAAGTGGGCACTTGATAACTGGGGTGAAGATGTATTAGCTTTACAATTTAATGGTGGTTTGTTTTACTGGAATACCTCTGATGGATTAACAAGTTTAGCTAGTACAACAGAAGTAAGTGGTGCACCAACTAAATCTAGATTTATGCTTGTGTCTGGTGATGATAGGCATGTTATTTGTTTTGGTACAGAAACAACAATAGGCACAACATCTACACAAGATAATATGTTTATACGTTGGTCTGATCAAGAATCAACGAGTGATTGGACTCCAACTGCTACAAACACAGCGGGATCATTTAGATTAGTTGACGGTAACCAAATCAATACGGCTGTTAGATCAAGGGGTGCTGTCATGATATGGACAGATACAGCGTTATACTCTATGCAGTTTATTGGTGCGCCTTTGACATTTGGTTTCAAACAAATTGGATCTAATTGTGGCGCTGTAGGTATTAATGCGGCTGTCGATGTATCTGGTAATTCATACTGGATGAGCAATGATTCTTTCTTTGTGTACGATGGTGCTGTAAAAAAGATACCATGCTCAGTGCAAGACTATGTATTTGATGACATTAATGAAAATGCAAAACAAGATGTATTTTGTGCGGCTAACTCTAATTACAACGAAGTTATGTGGTTTTATGCATCTGCTAATTCTGATCAAATAGATAGAATGGTAATATATAATTATGCAGAAAACCTTTGGTATATTGGCACACTTGCTAGAACATCTTGGTCTGACTACGGTGTTTATCCTGTGCCGTATGCTACACAATTTTTATCGACAGACACAACTGCAAGTATATCTACAATTACAGGATTAAAAGCTGGTAGAACATTTGTATTTTTACACGAAACAGGAACAGAAGATGATGGTTCTGCTATGGCAAACCATATTGAATCTGGCGATATAGATATTGCTGATGGTGATAACTTTATGTCAATATCAAGATTTATACCAGACTTTAAAAACTTAACAGGCACAGCAGACATTACAATAAAAACTAGACCATACCCATCTGGTACACAGACAAGTCATGGATCATTTGATGTAACAACATCCACAACGAAAGTTAACACGCGTATACGTGGCAGACAAATTGCTGTTAGAATTAGCAGTGACGCTGTTAGTGATAAGTGGCGATATGGCACAATGCGTTTAGATATTAGACCAGACGGAATGAGAGGTAGTTAATGGCTAAGATTGTAACACCACGTCTACCAGAAGCAACAGAAGAATATAGTAGAGAACAAGTATCTCAACTTGTACAGACATTAGAACAAGTTATCTTTGTCTTGAACAACACATACATACCAGAAAAACTACGTGAAGATGATGAGCGTATTAGTTTCTTTTTGTCATAATGCCTAACGTCTATACTAATCATAAAGCAAAGTTAGCGAACACAAATCTAACTACAATCTATACTGTGCCTACAGCAAAGACAGCCATTATAAAATCTATACGTGTTGCTAATGAAGATACAAGTAATGATTGTAATATCACGGTGACATTAGTTGATACAGGTAGTGTTATTTACATGATAGAAAAAGATAGAACAATACAAGCAAAGAGATCACAAGAGCTTCTTGCGACCGGTAATAT